AAACCCTGTTCTCGCCACTTCCTGGGTGCTGGCCTTGCTTGCGGCTGCGCTGATCCGGTGCGCCCGTTCGCGTTCTTCTATGTCGGATGCTCTGTCTAGGTCGTTTGCCATTATGTTTCCACTCCTTAGCGCCCCGAAGGGCGCGCATTAGATTAAATTCTAACCGGCATAAGCACAAAGTGCCCGTTGATCAGACTGGATTTCGACTCGTTTATCTGCATCTCAACACTAGGCATGCCGCTTGCAACGACTGCGTCGATCACATACTGATAATTAAACCCGGTCACTATTTCCTTGTCGCACTTCGCGTCGCATGCGTCCTCGGCGTTATCGTTTACAACTGAAAGCGCGTCAAGGGTAAATTCAAACCGGCCAATTTCTAGCCCTAGCTGCGCGGTTTTCAATGCGGCGATAAGATCATCGGCGTTTATTGTAGCCGTTGCGCCAAACTCTTTCTGAACAACTCGCCGCCAGTCTGGGTATTTACCAGGCCGCAAAGAAGTGCTGAACCTTGACTGATTTCCGTCCACAATCATCTGATTTTCAGATACTGACACATATCCATCAATATCGGGTATCTGGCGCACGCTGTCAGCCGGTATCGTAATATCCGGGCCGTTGTAGTCTATATCCCAGAACGCCATGCGGTGGCCGTCTGTGGCTACTGCAAAGCCTTCCGTTAGATGGATGCCGTTCAGCATTGGGCGCACGTCTTTCTGTGGCATTGCGTGAGATACGATAGCGATAGCGTGCGCCAGCTGGCTAGAGTGAAGAGTGGTAACTGTGGAGTCCTCATAATTCGGCTGAGGGAAGTTATCGAACGGCATGGAATCAAGTTTCAGCCTGCTCCGGCCTTGTTTTATCTGGCCTTCGGTAATCTCAATCGGGCCGGCCTTCATGCCGGCAACCGCTCGCGCCAGCTTTTGAGCTTCAATGGTGCATTTTCCAGGATCCCCGGTAGCCGGCACTGATTCTGAATAAGTGCGCACGCCGTCGTTGGCGGTGATCGTTAGGATCTCGCCGTCAAAATCCAATGCGACGTGTGTGAATATGGGCATGGTGCTTTTTTGTGGCGCGACTTTTGCCGCACGCTTCATGGTTGCGCTGATGTCTGATTTTTCGATTATGATTTTCATGGTAGCCCTTAAAATAAATCGGTTTGTTTTTCTTGCTGCGACTCTTCAAATCTATTGTCGGCAGCTTCTAGGTTAATTACCGCCTGCTTAAAGTAGCTATCTTTAAGCTCTATCCCTATGGCCTTTCTTCCAAGAGATACAGGGCTGTAAACCTCAGACCCTACGCCCATGAATGGGGTTAGGACTACCTCGCCTGGGTTGCTGTATAGCTCCACGAGTCTGTCAATAACATCTAGCTGCAACGGGTGTACATGCTTCTCGTCGTCTTCTTCGCGGCTTTCCCTAAACGGCAATACGTTATCAATTCGTATGTCGTCCCATACGCTAGAGGCGTACCGCTGCCAGATGTAATGACTTAACTTGCTGGTTTTTGGGTCGTCATGATCTTCGTATTTTTCTTTTAGATGCTCCCATAGATCCACTTCGCTCATGCTGGATTCATTGGCATTATTGAACGCTGCTAGTATGTTTGGCAGGATTGGTGTTGCCCCGAAGTATCTTTTAAGCCCGCAAGGGTGAGTTACCGGCACTTCGTTTTCGCCCTTCTTTGTGAAAATCAAAACGTAGTCAGGCATTGCCGTAAAGCATTGCGTAGAATCCTCTACTATCATCTTGTGCATAAGGCTTTTGACCATCGTGCGCATTCTGACTTTAAGCGGCTCTTTCCAGACGGTGATTCTGTTTCGGTAATGAAATCCATACTTTGTGTGCAGCTTGATAACCTCGTGGGGGAAGTCCCATAGGTAGCAAGCGTTATCGAACACGTCAGTGCAGTGAACTGCCGTTATCCGTCCCGGCTTCGTTACTCTGGCAACTTCAGAAACAAGATATTCGTACTGTTCCAAAAACTTTTCTTTGCTCTCACAGTTTGAAAAGTCTCTCTCTGAGCTGCTGTATTGATATAGTCCAGCAAAAGGCGGGCTATAAATGGAAAGGTCAATAGACTCATCTGGCAGTGTTGGCATAACTTCCATGCAGTCAGAATTATAAATTGCATAATCTTTGGTTGTCCGCTGATCTTTGGCGCTCATTTTAAAAACTCCGGTAATTTTACAGTCTGGTCAAATTGTTTTGTTACGTGCGAAAAGTCTCTATTTGCGTTTTCTACCAAGTTCTCGTAAAGCTCTATCGCCTTTTGTGTTTTTTGTTCTATGGCCTCAATTACCCGGCCTTGCCCTTCTGAAATAACCATATCGCAGGTCACCTCCCTTTCTTGACCGAACCTCCAAAACCGACGAATGGATTGATAAAACTGCTCATATGACCACGTTGGGAAATAAACCGTGTGGTTACAGTGCTGCCAGTTAAGTCCCATGCTCGTCATCTTAGGCTTGGTTATCAGCCTCTTTATTTCACCGTCTGCAAACGCAAGAAGTAGCTCTTCTTTTCGATCTATAGACATTCCGCCCTTGATCTCTACTGCGTACCTGTCCATCTCTTTTAGAGTCGCGCTTTCGTCATTAAGGTTGCACCAGTAAACGGAAGTCTTGCCTTCTGCCAAAGATATAGCCTTTTCGCATCGCTCCTGTATTGTTAACTTTTGCTCCTGCCTAACCTCAGTCATCGTCTTTGCGGGCATGGCGAAAAGACTCTCCTGGCCATTTACGGACATGAGTTTGTTGTTTCTAACCATGTGCTTATTAGTGTGTAGCGCCGGAAGGTCGTAGCCCTCATTGCTGAAGCCTAAATCTGATGGGCGCTTTACCATGATTGCCCACTGATTGACCCATGCAAAAAAGTCTTTTTCAGCGTGCGGCTTTAAGTAGAACTTCTCGCCTATGTTTCTGTTGCTGCTATCTACGCTGCCCTGATTGTTCTTGAAGAACTTCCCGAGCATATCCATGTAGCCCATATACCCCAGAGCCTCAGAGCTATTCCCAAGCTCTATAAAGTCATTTGGTGATGGCGTGGCGGTGCTTAAAACCCGATACTTTACCCGCTTAATAAAATGAATTATTTTTTCTTTGGTAGCGCCGCCAAAGTTTTTCAGGATGCTAGACTCATCCAGTAGCACACATTCAAAATCTGCCGGGTCTAGCAGGTGCAACCGCTCATAGTTGCACACGACTATTTTTTTAGTGTGTTTCCCGTCTTTGCTGTGCTCAATATTATCAACGCCAATCCGGTCAGCTTCTTTTAGGAACTGAAAGGCCACTGCCAGAGGCGTAAGAATAAGAACTCTGCCATTCGTTTTTCTAACCACGTTTTCAGCTATAGCAAGCTGGATCAAAGTCTTTCCCAGGCCGGTATCTGCAAACACTCCAACCCTTCCTTTTTGCATTGCCTTTTTTATTATTGCTTGCTGAAAATCAAAAGCGCCTTCGGGAATCCATTCGGGATCAAACCCAAAGTTGCCTATCGTGTGGCGCTTGCTTTCTAGTAAATCATGATAGCTCATAGCCCTTGCTCCACTTCCAGCCACCTTGCCGCATAGTCTCTGATCTTCTCGATCTCCTTAACCAGCTCGTCTTTCTTGCCCATGCGCCGGTTGTACTTGCCGATCGAAAACCGCATAGCGCCCCGGAACTCTTCGGGCGTAAACGTGCGGGCGGCTTCATCTATCCAGTCCTCGCCGGTTGCGTCTTGGTAGCGGGGCTGCTTGGCTTCCTCTTTTGTCGCGGCCATGGTGAGCACGCACATCGGGCACGGCTCATTTTCTGAATACCGGCAACCGTGGAAGACGCACACACCGCCGATTGGGTGCGAACTTTGCCATACGGGGTTTAGTTTCTTCTCAGCTTCGCGCCATGCCTCGTCTTCGTCGGGGGTTGAAAAGGTGCACTCAGGGATTGATGTCGGGCCGGGTGGATCGTATGCCGTGATGTCATCTGTTAAGTGTTGCCAGTGTCCGTATGTGTTGTCCGTGATTGTCTGCCCATTAATCGTGGAGTACGCAATGCCGTCGTTCCCGTTGCGGGCTATGTTATTAATTCGCTCGTCTAGCAGTTCGTCACGGGCATCCTGCAACTCATCCCGGTTGAACCCAATTCGCCCCGGAAAGCGCTCAGAGCTAAACCAATCAACACCAACTGACCCCCTTGAAATTCGGTCTAAATTGTTATTCCACTCGGGCGCATTAATGGCTAACCACCTTAAATTCTCATTCATCGTAGACATCTCCTAACCTCCCTCTCTGCCATAGTCATTCGCACCAAACATTCCACATACCAACGCTTAGCCGCC